GAATGTTCTTTGAATAGATTATTAAGAAAATCTTAAAATTAATAATTCCCACCTCCCGGACAAAGCCATGGGAACAAATAAGGCAGCAGGGGAAAAAACAGAAGACTGGAAAAAACAGGCTTCTGGGGATGAAAGAAAAATGAAATGGAATCGTAAACTGAAAATGGGTATAAAAAATGGAAGTAATGGGGCTCGAACCCATAGTAAAACCTTTATTTTACAGGGGATTGCGGGCCGCGTGTGATACTTCGTGTGATACATTCTATTTTGAGAGACCGGACACCTTGATAAAGTGCCTGTTGATTTTCTTTGTCTGGCGAACTGTTTCCAAGTCAATGACATCCCTATAAACCGTTTTCATGACATTATCAGTGGCCCATCCGCCGCGTTGGAGAATATATTGGTCAGGGACCCCGATAGCGTGCATGATACTGGCAGCATAATGGCGCAGATCGTGAAATCTGAATTTTGGCAATCCTGTTGATTTGATGGCTCGTTCAAACCGGTGGGTTATCTGGTCTGGAGTAGCCTTCACAATGCGGCCTTCTATACCCCTCATCCTCTCTATCACAAAACCCGGAAATTCTACCTGACGGTAGCTGCCGAAGGTCTTGGGCGGTTTGATATGCCACATCTTGTCAGGCCCCATAACCATACTCTTGTTTACATCAATCACGTTTCCATGTATGTCGTCACTATCCAATGCGCATATTTCTCCTCTGCGCAATGGACCAAAAGCAGCTAGGAAAATGGCTATCTCAAGTTCCTTCCCCTCAACATGTTGTAGCAGGGTCTTTATGTCCTGGTCCGATGGCGTGTACAACGTAGGCCGTTTCTTGGCAGGCAGGGTGGTCTTAATATGAAAATCAGGATGGAACATCTCTAATGTGCCTGATACAAGCCCGTGTGCATTTCTTACGCTCTTGGGGCCTACCTTAGAAGAGATATCACTTATCCATACTTGAAGGGCTGTATTGGTTAGATTATTCAGTTTAATGCGTCTCAATTCATACGGCTTGATGTAATTACGCTGTACAGCCTCATAGCCCCTTATAGTACTGGGAGACAGCACCCCTCTCTTGGCATCTATATAGCGCGTGACGGCTTCATACAGGGTGATGTTCTCCGCAGTCATGCCTGCTTTGCCTGCGGCCCATTGGGCGGCCAGAAACTTGGCCTCCTTCTTCGTAGGGGCTGTGAAAGATTTGTAATGCTTCTTGCCGTCAACGTCTGTATAGTCATATACCTGGATGCGGATATTGCCTGACGGTAATTTGTTTTTAGTTTTTTTCTGCTGTGCCATGGTATCATTCCTCCTTAAAATTGGGTAAAATTAATACGCCCCTTGCCAGGACGCTCCAGGAATGATATAATTTACTTGCTTAGGGTAATTATATCTTCCAGGCGTACCTGGTAAGAGAAAATCTATGTGAAAAGCTTCTGTGTTCCCGCACAGGGGCTTTTTGCTATTATTAAGCAGACTGTTCTTGACTCAATATTGCTAATGTTTCATTATATTCTTTAGCCACTGGTATACGGGTAAAAATTACAGTATTATTATATTTTTCTTTAACAACAACTTCTATTTCATCAAGTGAAACCCTAAAAAATTCCTTGCGCAGGTTTACCCGATTTACACTCTGTTTTTCAAAGGTTTGGTGGAGAGCTGTCTCCAATGATGGTGCATCATCAGAGAAAATCATTGCGTGTACATCAAATTCAAAGGGAACAGAAGCGCTACCCAACTCCCTAATCCTATCCATAGGCTCCAGCCGCCTTGTCATTCCGATTTTATATACATTTTCTCCAAAAGAGCCAATATTTGAAATTATATATACATAACCTGCACGGGCATTCGCTTCTCTTTCAAGGACAGTGGCTTTATCTGCTTCTAATTGCCTTAGTCTATCTTCCAGTTCTTTAATTTTATCTACGTAAAGCTGTTTTTCAATATCATTTTGTGTTTTTTGCATATAGCTTATTAACTTATTAATTTCATTCGAGCATTGGGCCTGGTCTTTTTCAAGCTTCGCTTTCTGACGCTCAATATCTCTCCGGACTTTTTCTTCCTCAATCATTTGTTCCTTTATGGCCCTTTGCTGTTCGCGTTCCAGCTCCTTTTTTTGTTCATAAGTGTATACAAGATTAAGCTCTTCCAGTTTATATTCCAACAGCTTTTGGGTCATTTGTATGCCGTCAATTGCAAATATTTTGTTTAAGGAATCAAATGATTTTGTGATTTTACTTCGTACAGAATCAATATTTTTAACAGATAGATTCAGCAAAGCGTTATCACATTCGGAGTTGAAACATCTTAGTATTTGCTTCGCGTTATCATTAATTTCTTTCTTTTTACCATCTTTAGATATCAGCAAAATATTAGAGGATTTTATTGCTTCCTGTTCATCGTTTTTTAAAAGAGCTAATTTGTTTTTACAGTCCTCAGATGTTAATCCGTCGTAATCCGAAAAAATATATTGTTTGCAAACAGCCTCTTTTTCAAGCGAAGCTATTTCAGCGTCTAGGGCATCGCATTCATCTTTCTTTTCCTGTATCGTGACATTTAAGTCTGAAATAGTATTAGAAAGAGATAGTTCAGCACTTTTCTTTTTTTCTTCAAGATTAACGATATCGTTATTTAAATTAGCAATATTGTACTCTAAATTATCAATTGTACCATACTTTTTGTTTGTTTTTCTATTTTCAATAATTTGCAAAATGAGCAAAATTATTCCCACAATAGCTGGAACAATGAACATCCAGAAAGCACATAATAAACAAATAAACCATGTCTGAAGATACCATTTCTTTTTCATTAGTATATATCCCCCTTAAAAAGTTTTTATTAAAAAGCCATAGGCTGATTATCAATCATAAGTCGTTCCCGTAAAGCCATTTGTTTTCTGCAAGGCCAAAGCCACGGTCTCCATGCCATCTGCTTATTAATCTCATAAAATCAGAACGTTCATTCAATTCAGAGTAGCCAGCCTCATCCTCTTCAGTATAACACCCCCTGGCCGGTTGGACAATACCTTCCATGAGTGGAATAAGGTTTGGTTCAGGAAAGAAAATATGTTCCAGCTGCAACTCCGGCTCCGTGGGTTTCCTGGTTGCGCCGTAGGAGATACTGCGGAACCACTCTTTGTAGGACATCAAGGCTCTGTTAGATGCCTGATAGGACAGACCAAAAGTATCATGTATCTGGATTGCGTCATGACATTTATATTTGTGAATAAGAATACGTGGTGCTAAAAAATGGCTGGCAAATTCATCAGCTTTGTCCTCATTGTCTGTTTTCAAGAACACATGCCCAAATTCATGTGCTATTGTAAATTGTATCCGTCGCGAATGGGCTTTAGCCTCATAAAACAATGTTCCATCCAAAAGGCAGGCATCTTCGCTAAGGGTTCGACAGGCTATTCTCTTCTTATCACTTAAGTCCGTATATTTCACAGTTCTGAAACCACATTTCCGAACTAATTCGAAGCAGTCTACTGGAAATGAGTCAATGCCAAAAAACGTATATGCGTATAAAATACTGTCATATAGGCTTTGATAATCCATTTGATATTACTCCTCGTTGTCATCATCCGATAATATTATACGAGCGAGTCTCATTTTTTCTTCCTGGGAAAGATTTTTTCTACTTCTGGTGTATACAGTAATTAATCTATCGTAGGGGTGGTCGGTCTGGCTAAATCCTTTTTCCGTATTTACTCCGTACATCTCATCCAAAGATACACCAAAAATTTTACAGATATCATATAGAGTTTCAATATCTGGTGAACTGGCGCCACGTTCCCATGTGGAAACAGTGGTGGTCTTAACCCCGAGCCTTTCTGCAAGCTGACTTTGGGTAAGTCCGATTTTTTTACGGTAATATACTATGTTATTTGAAATGTTTTCTTTAATATCTCCCATTTTTGTATTCCTCCGTACAATAGTAGATTATCACACAAAGTACAGAAAATCAATATAAAAATACGGAAAATCATAATATGAAGTTAAAAAAAATAAATAAAAGTACTAATATTCCGTAAAAATCAGCTTGACAATACGAATATTCCGTAGTAGTATTTGAGCATACACGAAATAACCGTATAAGGAGGTGAAAAGATGCTAGGTTTAAAAATTAAGGCATATATGGATGCCAGAGGAATCAAGCAAACATTTCTTGCTGATAAGACCAATATGGGATTAACCACTATCAATGCAATTCTTAATGGTAATCGAAAAATCGAAGCAAACGAATATTACGATATTTGCAAAGCTCTTGATAAACCATTGGATTTTTTCTTTCAGGAAGAAAAACAAACACATGTTCGATAAGAAAAATATACCACTATTACGTATGTGTGTCAACTGGGAAAAGGAGGCGAGACGGAATGAAAAAGAGTGCTTACCAGCAAATGGGGGACGAGGTGAAAATCCTAATCAACGAGGCAAAGGTACGAAATAACCTGAACGATGAGGGATTAGCTAAAAAGATAGGAATGCCATTACCAACCCTGCGTAACAGAAAATGCAATCCGGGACGGTTCCGGATGGATGACATTTGGTTGATAGAGCAGCTGGCTGGAAGGCCATTAAGAGGAGAGACAAGCCAATGAGAGCTAAAACATTTGCGGAGCACCGTATCCATCAGTATCTGGAAACGGTTTATCCAGGCCTGGATGGCCACATGGAAACAGTTAACGCACATGAGGCCATAGTGACGGACATTAATGGTGACAAAATCCGTGTAGTGTACGACAGAGGGACGGTGTATGAAATTGAGATGTGATGACGAAAGGGACGAGCATCCCCTAATGACGGCAGCGAGATGGATTATCATAGCAACTTTTTGGATGTTCGGAATGGTGGTTGCAGCAACTGTGGTCATGGCGCTGGCCATGGGCGTGAGGCTGTGAGAGGAGGTGAGGGAAAATGATTAAAGGTGCAAAGAGCATCGCGGAGTACGCAATCCGCAAGTGGCTGCAGTCAGAGGGTTTTGAGATGCGCTATTTTAAATTGACCGTACATAACAACGAGGCCATGATTGTGGATAGTGCCGGCGACACGCTGCGGCTGGTATATGACAACGATACCAAGTCTGTCTATGTCAAAGAGTAAGGAGGTGGCAGACGATGATAGAGGATGTGTGCCGGACATGTCGGTACAGGAATAGATGCCCGGAGCGGAGCCGAATGATGCCGTGCCGGTCATACAAAAAATGGACCCCCGACGGGTGGAGCCGTCCGAAGGTCCAATAGCAAGATAATCTAATCACCCTTAGTATAAGGGATTCAGGAGGAAAAATCAATGATAAAAACTGAAAAGAATGTACCCATCGTAGGGATTGAAGCACACGGGGAGAAAGTTGAGACAACGATACGGGGTAAATATAGAGATGTCGTTGCTCTTACAGTTGCTCTTCTTTCAGGCGTTTCAAAAGCGTTAGCCGGTGATGATATAGGTGACCAGGTTTCGACCCTGCGGGCGTTATACCATACCACGCTGGATGAACTTAAAAAAAGGTAAAACCATAGAGGAGGGAAAAATAATGTTTATCAACAGTTCGCAGCTTAAAAAACTGATGAAGCGGGATTACAAGGATGTGAAACTGACCATTGGCAACATTGACAGTGGATACTCAATTATGGGAAGCGCCTGGGCGGTACATATCATGCATGACGGGATGCCCAACATTGTGAAGTCCCTGATTATTGAGCTGGCCGGCATTCTTCCAGCAGAAGGAGAAATCTTCACGATATCGAAAGAAAATCCCATGCCTCAGTATGAGATAGATACCGGGGAAGGCCGCAGCATCCATGTGGTCCAGCGATACCGGATATCCGGCCGGCCTGCCTTCTGGACCAATGTCTATGAGGAACGTAATGAGGAGATGTATGGCCTGATACAGTCAAACCTTAACGGGGAACTCTGCCATGTCAGGAAGGAGCTTCTGGATCTGATTGATCTGGAAGCCATCGACTTTAATCAGGAGGAGCTGCCCGGGAACCCATGTTATAGGGAGGACATGTCCGGAGGTCTTATCTGGCACAATGAAACAACTACCCTGCTTCTGTTGCCAAGCTGCCAGGATGACAGGGTGGCGAATGCGCTTAAGCAGGTCATATTTGACCCGTATCTGAACGGATTTTTAGAAAATGAGGAGGACGAAGATGAAGATAGATAAGACCATGATGGAAGAGGAGGCCCTGGCCCTGCAGGAACAGGAGTGGGATATGGTTGTATCCGAGGAGATGGAGAAAATTGCCGCAGCGGACGACGGCCAGGAAGCAGCACAAGAGAAGAAAGCCTTTGTGATTGATGATGACAATAAGGCAGACTGGGCTATCCGGAAAATAGATGAAGAAAAGCAGGAGTTTAACCGTATCAGGGAGCTGGCCGAAGAACAGACAGCCAGGATTGAACAGAAGGTTGAAGCAGCAGAGCGGCGTTTCAACCAGAGGACCTCCTATCTGCGTTCGCTCCTTGGCAGCTATTTCATGCAGGTCCCTCACCGTAAGACCAAAACCCAGGAAAGCTACCGCCTGCTGTCCGGGTCGCTGGTTCTGAAACTGCCGAAGGTCAAGCCAGTCTATGAAGAGGATGAACTTGTGAAATACTTAAAGGAAAGCGGGATGCCGGATTACATCAAGACGGAGGAGAAGGCAAGGTGGGGAGAGTTAAAAAAGCTCCTGGACCTGTCCCAGGGAAAACATCCGGTTATCAAGGATACTGGAGAGCTGGTGGAGTGTATCCGGGTTGAGGAGACGCCGGCGGAATTCAAGGTGGAGGTGTAGCTTATGGGAAACTTTCAGGAAGTTGTACGGGCGAAAAGCAAGCTTAGGATGGCGCTCACTGGCGTATCCGGTGCAGGGAAGACCCTGGGCGCCCTGTATATAGCATATGGGCTTACCGGTGATTGGAGCAAAATTGCCGTCATTGATACGGAGCATGAAAGGGCGCGGATGTATGCGAACAGGACGGACCTGGGGACGGGAAAGTTCCTGTACTGCCCCCTTTACCCTCCCTATACGGCAGAGCGGTATACGTCTCTGGTGAAGGAGGCCGCATCTGTCGTCGGGCCCGATGGAGTCGTGATAGTGGACAGCTTCTCGCATGCCTGGAACAACGAGGGAGGCGTCTTGGATGTAAAGGACCGGATTGCCGCCCAGGCAGGTAAGAACAGCTATACGGCATGGAATGAAGCCGGGAAGGTTCAGAACAGCCTGGTCAACACCATCCTTGCCGTGGGGTGCCACACCATCGTGACTATGCGCTCCAAGATGGATTATGTAATGCAGGAGAACGAACGTGGAAAGACGCAGCCGGTGAAGGTGGGCCTGGCTCCTGTACAGAGGGATGACACAGAGTATGAATTTGACATTGTACTGGATATCGCCAGGAGCCACATCGCCACGGCCAGCAAGGATGTGACCTTCCTGGACAAGTACGGGGAAATCATAACTCCTGAACTGGGACGGCAGCTCAAGGCCTGGCTGGATGACGGAGTGGATCCGGCACAGCTGCTTGGGGAGAAGCCCATCACGAAGGAGCAGTGGATCGTATTATCAAACCCCTATATAGATACGCCGGAGATCATACAGGCTGCGCATAAGGCATTTGGATATCAGACACCATCCGAGATCCGACAGAAGGATATCGAGGCAATCAGGTCCAAGGCGGAGGAGTATGCAGCTGCGGGAGGTGTGCCGTATGCTTAACGTGATCGCGTTCGAAATTCCAGGACCTATCAAGGGGAAGGCGCGGCCACGGGTCACCCGGGCAGGGATTGCATATACGCCGAAGGAAACCGTCCAGTATGAAAACCTGGTAAAGCTGTGCTTCCGGGAGGCGGCTGCCTCCGGTACCGTGGATCTGTTCGACAAGCCGGTACGGGCCCAGCTGGAAGTGTATCATGAGATACCCAAGAGCACCAGCAAAAGCCGGAAGGGCGCCATGCTTCTGGACCGTATCTATCCGACCAAAAAACCAGATGCGGACAACATTGCCAAGATTGTGCTGGACAGCTTGAACGGAATAGCCTATAAGGATGACTCTCAGGTCGTGGAGCTGATTGTGAATAAATCATACAGCAAGAGGGGACAGCCCTATGTGTTCGTCAGGCTCTCCCCCATGCCGGAAGGGAGGCTGGAGCCATGAGGATAACAGTGGACAGCGTGATTAGCATTGAACAGCCGCCACAGGAGATCATAACCTGGTGCAACGACCATCTGGTCATGGCCAACCCAGCCTATGCAAAGCTGCTGAACATGGGGCGCCGTCCATGGAGCATACCGGCCAGCATCGTATTCTATTCATGGTATGACGGGAGGCTGGTCCTGCCCCGGGGGATTCTTAAGGATGTGTGGGACATGTATCCGGACTTGCGCTTGTATGAACACCGCATGAACAAATGCAGTCCGGTGCAGTTCCGGTCGGATATCAGGCTGCGTCCATACCAGGCCCCGGCCATCCAGGCCGTCCGGTCCGGAAAACAGGGAATCATTGTGATGCCCTGCGGGGCCGGGAAGACGGAGACCGCGCTGCAGGTGATTGCGGAGCTTGGACAGCCGGCCCTGTGGATCACCCATACCAATGACCTGCTAAACCAGTCGCTGGAACGGGCCCGGGGAAAGCTGCACCTGCAGGAAGGGGAGTACGGCATCATTGGCGGAGGAAAGTATACCATCGGCAGCCACATCACCTTCTCCACGGTCCAGAGCCTTAAGGGTAAGGACCTGGACAGCATCGGCCGCCGGTTTGGGACCGTGGTGGTGGATGAATGCCACCGGGCATTTATGAGCGATTCCAAACTAGGTATGTTTGAGCATGTGCTTGAGCATCTTCCGGCACTGTACCGGATTGGCGTAACAGCCTCCGAACACCGCTCAGACGGACTTATCAAAGGCATGTATTATCTGTTGGGAAAGAAACTATATGAAGTCCACCAAGAAGAACTGAACCAGGCAGGGAACGTGATTGCGCCAGAAGTAATAGCCGTTCCGACCGGATACCGGTACCAAGGTGACACAACGCTGGAGTTTGGCGCCATGCTGAGTGATATGGTGGACGCGCCGGAGAGGAATCTTGCCATTATGGAATATCTGACAGTCGAAAAGCGGCCAGCGCTGGTGTTGGGTGACCGCCTGGAGCAGCTGCAGCGCCTGGCCGGGGAGCTGGATGGGATGATGGATGGTGTGGAGTACATCTGCGGGCAGAGCAGCCGGAAAGCCAGGCAGGCAGCTCTGGAACGCATGAAATCAGGAGAGTCCCGTGTGCTGTTCGCTACATACTCACTGGCTAAGGAAGGGCTTGACATTCCCAGGCTGGAGCAACTGTACCTGCTGACCCCGCACCGGGACAAGGTAGCCATACAGCAGGCCGTGGGGCGTATCATGCGCCCCGCAGAAGGGAAAGGAAAGCCCGCCGTATATGATTTCGTGGACGAACAGGAAGGGCTGTGCATGAGCCAGTACCGGAGCAGGAAAGCAGTATACCGAAAGCTGGGGTGCATGATTGATGAAAGCAGGCTTAAGGCATATCAAGTAAAAATAAAAGGAGCATGATTGTATGAAAGTAGATTATAAAAACACGGAACCCAGCAGGATAGCCCCAGGGCAGTATGAGGTAACCGTTGCGGCATTTGATGTAGTGACCAGCACCAGTGGGAACCAGCAGGTAGTACTGGACTATGAGATACGTAAGGATGTGCAGCAGGAGTCCCAGGGGATGCGCATCCGGTTTGACCGGTTCACGTTTACGGACAATGCAGCATGGAAGATAAACCTGATTGCCAAGGCAACAGGTGTGCCGGATGGTTATGACTTCCCGTCCCCGGAGTGGTTCGGCAAGGTGATGATGCATCGAAGCTTTCTGGCCACGGTAGAGGAACGGACATATAACGGGAAGACATTTCCGAATGTGACACGGTTCGACCCGTCCAGGCAGCCGGCGGCCCAGCCGGAACTTCCTGTGGATATCGGGGGCGGGTTTATCAATATTCCGGATAACGTGCAGGATAAGGGCCTGCCATTTAATTAATAGACCGGCCGGGAACCCGGCCATCAGGAGCAGAGCGGAATGAATAAAACCATATTTGACAACATGATACGGACAGAGCCGGGTGAGGACCGCCTGCTTTTCATCAATGATGATGTGACACTGTGCGGACAGATTATCGCCGCCGGCCGGAAGGCGGTATTCATCGGAAGGGACCAGCTGACGGAGCAGTACTTCACCCTGGAAAGTTTCCGGGAGTACATGGAGGAGAAGGCCAACACGGGAACCTATATGTGTGATTATACCTATGTGCTGGCCTGTTACCGGAAGGGCGTGAATGAGGAAATAAAGGAACTGCTTCGGGGAATCGGCGGCATTACATACCAGGAGGACGGCTGGAAGCTGTTCCGCGGGAAGGAATACATGTCCCTGCCGGAGAACCTGGAGGAGCTGAAGGAGTGCCTGCAGCGGTATGCGCAGCGCCTCACCGGCCCGGGCAGTGAGGTACAGTTTAAACGCCAGTTCCATCAACTGGACAAATACGGCAACCCTAGGCGCGTCATTGACAAGGCCGTGGTGGATTACCTGATGCAGGAGATGGATATGTTCGCCATGAACGGGGTGCTGTACCTCTATGAAAGCGGGGTATTCCGCGAGGACCGGGACGGGACGCGCGTCAAGAACCGGATACAGGAACTGCTGTACACGGAATTTATTAAGTCAACCGCATTGAATCAGATATTCAACCTGCTGCTGATTCAGGAGGATATCCAGCGGGAGTTTACGGACCTGAACCGGTATCCGGTTACATGGATTAATTTTAAAAATGGCATGTATGATGTGGTGGAGCATAAACTCCGGCCGCACAGGAAGGAATATTTCTCAATCAACCAGATTCCTCATGAGATTCACCCGGACCTGGATCTGGACAGTGGATGGCGGTTTACAGACCGGTTCCTGACGGATATATCCGCGGGGCCGGATGACCGCCGGATGCTGCTGCAGTATCTCGGCTACTGCATGACCCGGGATACCAGGCAGCAGAAGTTTATGATAATCAAGGGTAGCGGCGGTACAGGTAAGAGCCGCATCATCAACCTGTTTGAGACAATCATAGGAGGGGACAACTGTTCCAACATCCCGCTGCAGGACCTCAACAAGAGGTTCTACGCGACCAATCTGTACTGCCAGCTCTTAAATTCATGCGCGGATATCCCTTCCAGCGCCATGGACAGCATTGATGTGATTAAGAAGGCTACAGGCGAGGACGCGCTGATGTATGAAAAAAAGGGACGTGACCCGGTGACGTTCCGCAGCTATGCAAAGCTGCTTTTCTCCGCGAATAAGATACCGCTTAATCTGGACGAGAAGTCGGATGCGTATTACCGGCGCCTGCTCATCTTTGAGATGAACAAAAAGCCGCAGAAGAAGGACTACGGACTGGATGAGAAGCTGGCAGCGGAGGTCGATTGTACGATCCTGGCTGCAGTGAATGCCCTGGGTGAGATGTACGCAAGTGATACTGGTGAACTGAAGGCATCAAAGAATAGTGAGCGCCTGGTAAATGAATTATACAAGGAGGCGGACAGCGGGAAGGCATTCCTGGATGACTGCCTTCAGAAGACGCCGGGGGGAAGGATTAAGCGGAGTGACCTGTTCGAGGAATACAAGCGGTACTGCGAAGAAAATGAGCGCGTCATCTATAAGAAGAATATATTCTTTTCAAACCTGCGGGAAAAGGGGTTTGAGGAAGTGAAGGTCAAAGGGATCATGTATTTTGTGGGGATTGAACTGAAAAGCGATTTTATCCAGGTGGATGAAAATGAACAGCAGACGCTCCCATTCCCTCAGATGTAGGAAGGGGGCAGCAGGGGGCAATTGGGGGGCAGTAAAGGGGGCAAAAATAGGAAACCTCTGTTAGCCTGCAAAGCCTTGTATTTACTTACTTTTTTAAAGATGGGGGGCAAAAGGGGCAGTATATATTCTTTCGGTTTAAAAATAAAAAAATATATAATAAATATAAAATAACTTTTCTTTTGCCCCTTTTGCCCCCCAATGCCGGAACTCCTTGTAAATACGTTGTTTTTGGGGGGCATTTTTAATTCCCGTTTTTGCCCCACATACCTTGAAAGGAGTGTTTTGATGATTTTATCAGACCAGTTGAAAGAAGTCAAGCGTCTGGATCAGATACGGATGAAAAACGAACAGATGGTGCCCAGAGAAGAGCTGCAGGGGAAGTACCGGGAGCCTTATGAAAAGCTTCTGAATCATCTGTCCAACCAGAATAAGAAAGCCGTTGCGTACTGCAGGCAGGTATTTGGCAGGGCTATTGAATGTTTGGAGCGGGGAATGGGAATGTACAACCCCGATGAACTGTATGAAATGATGAGGGAATACTACGAACCCGGCTCCGGTGATCCATTTGAAGCAGGGGTGTTGAAAGCAGTGTATGAGGCACTGGAGGACAGGGACCGGGAAGATGATGGAGGATACGCGGTAAGCCACGAAATAAGCAAAAGAGGAATGTGCGGATATTGCGGAAAGAAGGAAGCCACCCAGTTATGCGATATGCCGAAGCATACGATAGCTGTGGGGATACGAAGAAGCTATGTAAAGACCTGTGACAACCCTATGTGTCCAGACTGCGCAACAAGGTTTAGGGGATTTGAGCTTTGCCCGGACTGTGTGAAGGAACTGGAGGTAAGCCTGCGGCAGGAGGAAGAAAACCAATGATAAGGATTATATGTGATACGAAAAGTGAGAAGCAGAAAATAAGCAGGATCCTACGGTTAGGGGAGGCTGTGTTACTGTCGGTAGATTGTATTATTAAGCAGGAAATATGGGAAGGAAACAAAAAGGGATTAATCCAGTGGGAGGTTAGGAATGATGAAAGTTAGGATATCAATGCCAGGAGCATATATGGTGATGGACATGGAGGAGGGCCAGGCGCGGACGACGTTCCACAAACTGGCAGAATCGCTGTGGCTGATTGGGAGCAGGGGACAGAAGCAGCAGGAAGGCGTAGCTGTGGCACCGGTTCAGGAATCGACAGAAACAGTCTATCCAGGTCAGGAAAGACAGGAGGTTGAGACGGTGGTGGAAGCAGCAGGAATTCCGGAAAAGGAAGGCGGAGAACCGGCGCCTAACATCATCTCCGCAGGGTATGGCGGGTATCTGTACATGAAATGCCCTGCCTGTGGAAAGACCAGGGGATTCTGTGCCAAGACACGGCTGAATCATTACCGGTGCGAATGCGGGGCCGTGACAAGGATGGAGCGTATGGTTCCGCTGTACATGAAATGTGAATGCGGCCGGCAGGCCAGGTATCTGACCAACATGACAGAGACTGAATTTGACGTGGACTGCTATGACTGCGGGGCGCCGGTGGCAGTTGAGTGGAATGAGAAGAAGTGGATGTATGAGACGATGAAGGAGGAGAACCGTGAGAAAGATTAAATTATTCCCGGCGCCGCATACGGAGCTGCGCCTGGATGTGTCGGACGAGATGGAGAAGGATTACCAGGAGTGCCGAAGGATGGCACAGTCGTGGGATGATGGTAAGGACTGCAATACCTGTAGTTGGTGGCCGGTAGAGATAGAGGACACCGGGTTGTGTGAGTGGCCCGAGGTAATAAGGCAGATGGAGGAAGGGAAGCACGGATGAAACTATTGGATGAACACCAGGTTGTCCGGGTGCAGCTGTGGATGAATGGAGCATGGCGGCGCAGCATCCGCGGTACGGTCATCGGTAGCCACGAGGGAACGATCGGTGTGTTGCTGGATACCGGGGAGTACATAGACGTACCGGAGGACCGGTTGAGGATAGTATCATAAATTAAAATTTGGAGGATTATGTGGAAGAAAAATGTCTTGATTGTAAATGGTGTGAAATCATTGAGAATGGTGCATATGGATTTTTGGGTGAATCGCTATTGACGTGTGCAATAGATGAAGAAGATACGGAAGATATTTCAGTATGCTTTGAACCGAAAGAAAATTAGCATTTACCGTTCTACTAGGAGGTGTAAAGATGGAATGTAAATATTGTGGTTCTGAAATGCGTTTGGATGATAAAGATTCATATATTGGCAAGGGTGGAGTGTGTGTGGTTCGTAAATATCTGTATTGCGATAATTGCGGAGCTTCTGCATATAAAGAATTGGTTTCTGGAAAAGTTGAGATTCTTGAGTTTTATCCACCAGAGTGTACTTAATTAAACTGACATTTTCGATACGAAGGAGGTACCTGATTGAGAAAGAAAGCAGACAGTAAGCAGGCCAAGGCCAACAAGGTCCTGCGGGCATCAGCTGTAGCGGCTTTGGCAGAGTCAGCCGTCCGGGAACCGCCGCCGGATACATGGTCCGTCAGGATGCCGGCTTATGCATATACACAGGCCTGCCCGGTTCCGGGACTGCGCAGGCTGCCGAAGGGAGTGATACGGTATTATGAGACAGTGTTACATAGACAACGGGCATCACGGGTGTGATGGCCAGCGCAACAACAAGGGTAGGATACGGTACGGGTGCTGGGCGTGCCCGTACCTGGATGCGGGAGGAGGTGATGCCGGTGAAACAGACGGTAGCATTGGAGGAAGTGGCCAGGCTGGCCGCAAGGGAAGCCCTTAAGGAGCATGAGAAGCAACTCCGGAGGGAAAAGAGAATAAAGGTATTCCAGAACACCAAGAAGCTGATGGAGAATTATAACCGCATCTGTCAGAGCGTGGAGGAGGGAGTGGCAGAACTGTCCGACATGGATAATGGCGATGAACTGGAGGAGTTCACAGAGGAAGATATCTTTATCAACAGTATCCTCAAGAGCAAGCTCCGGAGTATTGTCATGATAGGACACATAGACAAGTGCTTGAAGCTCCTGGAGGATGAGGAGTGTCGGAAGAATACGCATGAGAAGTATCTGGCATTCAAGTATTTCTATCTGGATGGGATGACATACGAAAGTATTGCAGAGATTTACGGATATGGGGAGCGGACAGCCAGGCGGTGGATAACGGAACTTACGGGGATTCTTAGTGTATATCTCTTTGGGGCTGATGCCCTCATGCTGGATTAGATACTTGACAGGAGCGTGTCAAAATCGTGTCCTTGTCATGTCCGTTTGGATGATTTATAATTGTAATATGCAGAATTGGATGAAGCGGAAAGCTGATTGATTTTGCACCCTCCCCCACAAATAGCGGCTACCAGGCGTTACAGCCTGGTGGCTGATTAGCCGGTTTTTGTGTAATCCCTCATAAGACAGACCTGTACATTAACGGACAATGCCGCAGGGTACGCAAGCGGTGAGGTATCTGGTTTTATCCCCCATGACGTTTTCCAGATACGATTAGGGCATCCTAGAGATAGGGTGTCCTTTTATTATGAGTAGCTTATACTCATTAAATATTCTAATTTGACAGAATCGAACATTTGTTCTATACTGTGGTTACGAAGAGAAGATGTGGATGTGTTTTTGTAAGATTTGTGGAATTGGGAGGGGGATATTTGTATATTCTTTCCATTCGGTGTGTGATATAATGTAAGAAAAACGTCGAATTGGGGGACATAAAATGGATAAAAAGCAAAGTGCAAATAATGAGAAAAAGGTATCAGTGGCTAATTTTAATGTAGTTTTTATGGGGGACAAAGATGAGAGTCCGTTACTGGATTATTTTGACACTATTTTAATGCCGGCTTTGAAAAGTGGAATTACAAGAAGCCAAGGGGATAATACCTATTTGCTTATGGATATTGAAGTTAATCAGGATACGGATTGTGAATATATATTGACAGGGTTGATTGTTAAAAGTACAGTTCTTGAAGTTAAATCTATGTTTGATGAGAACGGGAATTTGGTCGAAAGAAATGATGTTTATCCAACGGCTCCATTTTCTACTTTTATAATTTACCTAAAAAATCATAGAATGATTTTAGTTGAAAATCAAAAAGGAAGTCCATCTTTGGACAGCTTCCGCTCAACTGTTAAGTATGTTTTAGATACGTACGTTGCAAGAGAGAACCATGCAAGAATGGAGCAGGAGAAAGAGCAGCTTCCAATTCCTCTTGTCAGTGTCGTGGGAATACCGCCTAAGGGTGGCATGATAGCGGCATTAAAACAGGTAGAAAAAATTTCAACATTGACTTTGAAGTTTTATCCGTTGAATGGTGATGGAGATATAGATTTATCTGAGATAATGAGCGGGATATCAAAAGAATTGCGTAGAAAAATAGGAAGTGATCGGGGATCGGTAACATACCGATCACCAAAGAATATTAATGGAGTTATAGAGGTAGTAGAGGCAGCGGAAGGTACAGTTGAGCCTATTGTGGTGGCGAAGTATCCAGGAAGAAAAGGGGAATCCACGATTAAGTATAATGAAATATCTGATAGGAGAAAAATGCGCGTACCCGATGGAGAGAGAAATGCAGAGTTATCCAGCATGATTAATCAGGGAAAAGAAATTGACAGTATAAATTATACTAGTGAGGAAAATAATAAAATATATTTGAGAAATCAAGGGAAAATAATAAAATTTGTTCGTAAGGAAAAATAAACAATTTTGGAGGGGGATGATTATGGATAATTTAAATCTTGATAATATTGAACAATTACTTCAATCTGAACCTTCTGAAAAGTTACTTTTTAAAGCAATCAAAGCTCTTAAAGTTGAAAAGAAGAATAGGAAATCACGATGGATATTAGTAGTTATATGTTGTATCCTCGGTTCCATAGTCGGAATTCATAAAGAAACAGTCACTATTTTCAGAGAAAGTATAGATGCTATTTTAAATGTTTCACTAGCACTTTTCGGAGTAATTTTCACTGGATATTCCTTGCTACAAGCCTTTATGAATAAACAGATGTTACTTCAACTTCTAAAAGACACAAAAGTATGTGACGGAGGAGAAAAGAGTAGATTACAAGATATCAATGAGAATTTTGTATATTTAATGCTATTGTATGTTATTGCGATAATTGTAACATTGATTATGAAAATAGTGATGTTTTGTTTGCCTGACAGTTTTACATTATTTTTAAACATGATAGTAAATAATGTGATTGCAGTAAGTTTAATTGCGGTTTATTTTATTTTTATTGGAATAATACTGTGGAGGACAGTTAGTTTCGTTTCTACAATTTTTCAACTGTTCAATATATATGCTGTGACAAGAGTTCTTGAAATGATAGATGAGGAAGAAAAGCCATAATTTATCATATAAAAGGCGATGATTAGGGGCCACCTCCGGGCGGCTCTTTTTCTTTACCAAAACGATTGGAGGTGAGCCAGATGGCATTAACGCCAAAACAGAAGATATTTGCAGATGAATACCTGATTGACCTTAATGCCACCAGGGCTTACAAGGTTGCGTATCCGAGCTGCAAGAAGGATGAGGCCGCGGCGGTCAACGGTAGTAAGCTGCTAAGAAATACTAAGGTTGCGGAATATATCCAGGAGCGCATGAAGGAACGGGAAAAGCGTACTGAGATTACCCAAGATTGGGTGCTGGAGGAGCTGCGGAAGATTGCCAGTGCAAACGGCACCGATTTTGCACATGTTGTGCGGGAGCCGGTTATCCGGAACAACTCTTATGTGGTGGATCCAGATACCGGTCAGATGCAGACAAGGGATGTGGTTCGAATAATCCCGACTGAAGAACTGCCAGAGGAGAAGCGGGCGGCTATCTCCGCAATCAAAGAAACTAAGTTTGGGATAAACGTGGAAACCTATGACAGGGTAAGAGCCCTGGAGCTCCTGGGGCGCCATCTGGGGATGTTTAAGGATAAGGTGGAGCTGTCCGGCGGCTTGGATACCGAAAAGACCAAGCTTGACGACCTGCTCCAGCAGATGCGTGGTGGTGGGTAATGAGCGCGGGTAGATTACTGCTGTCGGATAAGTACAAGGCGTTCCTGCGCTGTGATGCCCCGGTGGAGTTCCTGGAGGGTACCACGGCGGCCGGCAAGACCACGGTGGGGTTATTCAAATTCATGCTTAAGGTAGCCGAAAGCCCAAAGAAGCTGCACATCCTGGCTGCGGATGATACAGGCGCCGCTGAGAAGAACATCGTCCAGAAGGACCTGGGTATCCTGGATGACTTCGGCGTACTGGTGGAGTACAAGGGTAATGGCGGCGGTGGTTACAACATGCCCCACATCATCTTCCACACATCCGGTGGTGATAAGATTATCTTTGTTGTCGGCTACGGTAACAAACGCAAGTGGAAGGATGCCCTGGGCGGCCAGTACGGATGCCTGTACATTGATGAGATTAACACGGCAGACATTGAGTTTGTGCGTGAGGCCGCTATGAGAAGCGACTATCTGATGGCCACGCTCAATCCGGATGACCCGGGCCTGGATGTGTATAAGGAGTATATCAACTGTTCCAGGCCACTGCCTGAGTGGGCGGATGAGACGCCAAAAGAGATAATGGACGAATTACAGGAGGAACCAAAACCCGGTTGGGTGCATTGGTTCTTTTCTTTTACCCACAACCTGGGACTGTCCGAGGAGAAGCTGGAACAGATAATGGCCAATACCCCGAAGGGTACGAAAATCTGGAAGAATAAGATTCAGGGCCTGCGTGGTAAGGCAACCGGCCTTATTTTCTCCAACTTTGAGCGGTCTAAGCATGTCATCACAGTCCAGCAGGCCAAGACACTGAAATTTAAGAAGTTTACGGCGGCCCTGGACACATCCTACTCTTCCAAGTCTCCGGATACCATAGCTATGATATTCCAGGGCATCACGGAGGACAGAAAGCTTGTTACCCTGGCTGAGAAGGTCTACAACAACGCCAAACTGGATGTCCCACTGGCCCCCAGTGACACAGCAGTCAAGTTTGTGGCATTCCTGGAGCAATGCCGCAAGGACTGGGGTTTTGCGAAAGATATATACATAGACAATGCGGACCAGGCGACCATCACGGAGCTACGCAAATACAAGCGGCTTAAGGGCTGTCTGTATAACTTCTGGGATGCGTACAAGCAGCTGGGAATCATCGACCGTATCAACCTGCAGCTGGGCTGGATACAGCAGGGGTGTTACCTAGTAGTAGATACCTGTGCGGAGCATCTGTCCGAGTTGGACCGGTACTCCTGGGATGACGAGAAGGACAAGCCGGAGGACAGGAACGACCATACCATTAATGCCAATCAGTATGCCTGGATACCATACCGGAACCTGATTGGATTCGAGGAGGCTGAGAAGAAATGAGGTGGCTGAACAACATGAGTGAGACTATCAAGCGGGGCATCCGCAGCTGGCTGAATGTGGTACCGGCCAGCGGGAACTGCATCCAGATTAACGAGGTCCTGGACTTCGAGACCAATGCCATCCGAAATCGCATCTGGTACCGTGGTGATGGTAACGAGCTGGAGCAGATGTATCAGCAGGCTCCAGAGTACGCTGACAGATACAAGTTCTGGGCCAGCAGGTGTACACCGGGTATGGAGATGCGCAAGATACATACCGGCCTGCCCGGGCTGATTATCCGTATCCTGTCAGGCATTGTCCTGGATGACATGAATGATTTTGATTTTGCAGGTAACGACCAGCAGCGGCAGCTGTGGGAGGACATTGCAAAGGATAATAAGTTCACTCGTAAGCTGGAGAAGGCCTTGAAGGAGGTCCTGTACATCGGGGACGGCGCCTTCAAGGTCACGGTTGACACGACCGTCAGTGAGTATCCAATCCTGGAGTGGTATCCAGGGGAGCGGGTTGAGATTGTCCGAAACCGGGACCGGGTGAAGGAAGTTGTTTTCAAGACCCCCTACAAATCCGGGTATCAGCAGTATGTCCTGTATGAGCATTATGGATACGGCTATATACGTAACGAGTTGTATAAGGGTGACACGTCGGTGCCCCTTAATGCCATCGATGCCACAAAGGGAATAAAAGATACGAAGTTTGATGATACAGTCATGCTGGCCGTACCCTTGCAAGTCTATGAATCCACCAAATACGAGGGACGCGGTGGCAGCATCTTTGACGGTAAGCTGGACAGTTTTGATGCCTTTGACGAGGCCTGGTCCCAGTGGATGGATGCGCTGCGTGCTGGTCGGGCCAAGACGTACATACCGGACTGCCTGGTGCCACACGACCCGGAGACAGGGAAGGTCATCCGGCCGAACCCATTTGACGACCGATATTTTGCTTCTGATAATGATATGTCAGAGGATGCAGATAACAAGGTCAATGTGGTGCAGCCAACTATCCCCCACGATAGTTATCTGGCGTCCTATTGTACAGCTTTGGACCTGTGCCTGCAGGGCGTTATCAGCCCATCCACTCTGGGGATTGATGTCAAGAAGCTGGACAACGCCGAAGCGCAGCGCGAAAAGGAAAAAGCTACCCTGTACACCCGGAATGCTATTGTGGAGGCTCTGCAGGAGACTCTTCCGGAGCTGGTCAGCGCGGCAATCAACGCCTGCAATATCCTTCATGGTAAGGGGGTGGAGGAGGTCAAAGTGGATATCCCCTTCGGTGAGTATGCAAACCCATCCTTTGAGAGCCAGGTGGAGACCCTGGCCAAGGCCCGTCCCGGCGTTCCAATGATGAGCATCGAGGCTCAGGTGGAGGAATTGTATGGTGATAGCAAGGACGAGAAGTGGAAGCAGGAGGAAATTGCCAGGCTGAAAGCGGAGCAGGGCATTGCGAAAGTGGAAGAACCCGGAATCAATACGGCTGCTGGCAGTTTTCAACTTAACATGAAGGGAGGAAAGCCAGATGAAGGTCAAGGTAATGAACCGTCTGTATCAGATGAGCCAGAAGGAGTACCAGGGACTGCTGCAGGTGGCAAAGGAACAGGTACCACTGGGTATCTACGCAATTGAGAAGCAGGGGTACGCGGAACTGCGTTGCGATAAATGCAGCAGCGTGACCCAGCTCAAGGCGTTGACACGGCAATTCAAGGCGCAGGGATTCAAGGTGTATGCAAATAAGGGAGTGTATTTGTCAGAAGGAGGCACGCCTGGAGCGGAAGGGGCGCTGATGAGTGCAACATAATGAGTATGATATAGGTGCTGCCTTCCAGGCCATAGAGGATGAACTTATCAAGTCTATGATACGGAACATGGACCGCCACCGTGCCGAGGAAACGAAGGAAGGCATTGAGTGGTCCATGTGGCAGGCCGAACAACTAAAGGCCCTGGAGAAGTACAAGCGGGAGAATCGAAAACGGTATGGAAAGCTGTTTCGGAATCTCAACAACGAGATGGGTGAGCTTATCAGAATGTCCAGGCAGCGTGGGAACATGCAGCAGGAAATCCAGATACTGAACGCCATCCGCAAAGGATTTCCAGCCAGGAAAATCAGCAAAGGTGCCACCGCCGAGTTTTTTAAACTGAATGACCGGAAGCTGGAAGCATTGATCGAGGCCACTACCCACGACATGGAAGCGGCGGAGACGGCTGTCCTGCGTAAAGCTAATGATGATTATCGTAAGGCAATCTTCAATGCCCAGGTTTATGCCAATACCGGTGCAGGAACCTACGAGAAGGCAGTGGACATGGCTACCAGGGATATGCTCTCACGGGGCCTTAACTGTGTAGAGTATGCCAATGGTGCCCGTCATACCCTGGCAGATTATGCCGACATGGCCATCCGGACGGCCAGCAAGCGGGCTTACCTGCAGGGCGAGGGAGAGAAGCGGCAGGAATGGGGGATTACTACCGTGATTGTCAACAAGCGCGGGAACCCGTGTCCGAAGTGCCTGCCATTTGTTGGCAAGGTCCTGATTGATGATGTGTGGTCAGGTGGAAAGAAATCCGATGGGCTGTACCCGCTGATGAGCCAAGCTATAGCAGCCGGTCTATATCATCCACGTTGCAAGGACAGCCACACAACATACTTCCCTGGAATCTCCACTGCGGACGACACCTGGACCAAGGAGGAACTGGATGCCGTTGAACGGGCAAATCAGAAGGAGACAAAGCGGCAGTATGCAGAGCGTCAGGCTGAAAAGTTCAGGCGGCTGGTAGCTTATTCGCTGGACAAAGAAAATCAGGAACGGTATATGGCAAAGAGAGAAGAATGGGGAACTATTGCAAAAGATACAGAACCTGATATAATAAAGCCAATAGATACAGAAGAGGAAATACAGGTGCATCCAGTCGGAAAGATAGACAAAGAGATATATAAGTGTATTACGGAAGACATAGTCACAGACGAAGTTATTATAACAGATGAGCGTATCGGTCATATTAAAGAACGCCATCCAAATGATTACGAAAAATACTGTGAGTATTTGAAACTAATTGTGGAGGAACCGGACTATATTGTTGAAACAAAGAAACCCAACACAGCGTTAATCCTAAAAGAGATAAAGGAATCTAACGAACGGCAGTTTAAAACTGTGCTTAGATTGACAACATCAACGGATAATCCAGGATTTAAGAATTCCATCATAACATTTATGAAAATAGATGAAAAGGAATGGAATAGATTGCTTAGAAATAAGCTAATCCTTTACAAAAAGGAATAAAAATGATACAATGTGAGTAACATAAAAGAGAAGTTATCTGAGGTGGAAGATTTCGTACCCGTCCACACGCCGATGGTTTGACAGGGGAAACCCGAGAGATGCAGGAGCATGGTACGCCTGCCAGATAACTTCTTGATTATGTGAATTTATAGAATTTTAATACCACCAGTCAATAAGGCCGGTGGTATTTTATTTGTTGCGATATCGCAACGGAAAGAGAGGGAAATATATGAATTTTTTGGACGCACTGAATCAGATGAAAAAAGGTATCCCAATGAAACTCCCGTCCTGGGGAGGGTATTGGTGCTGGGACCCGAAGAAGGAAACCGTCGTCATGTACACAAAGGATAATCAGCGGCTTGATATTCGCGAAACACAAAGAGTGGAATATACATTGCAGAATGTGTTATCGGAGGATTGGGTTCCGGCCAATGGAGAAAACACACCCGTCCTGGGAGGAACTGCCACATTTGATTTTGGTGATGCCATTAAATACATGAAACGCGGCTTGAAAGTTAAAAGACAGGGATGGAATGGAAAAAATCAGCACATTGAACTGGCAACCAGTATCAGCTATAAAAATGCAGAGGGAGAGGTTGTAAACTGCATACATAATGACATAGGGAATAAAGCCATTGCTTTTGTTGGCACGAGTGGCGTGCAGATGGGATGGCTGGCAAGCCAGGCTGATATGCTGGCTGAGGATTGGGTGTTTGTTGACTGATAAGATTGAGGAGTAAGCACGCAGGATTATCCTGGGTGCTATTTTTACGCCCAAACACGAGCATGGCTTTAAACTGCTGCGTGGCCAGTGACACTGATGACAATGGATGAAACGAAAATCACAGGGTGACACCCTTAAAATGGAGGTATTGACGATGAGAGACATGTTACCAATGAACTTACAGTTATTTGCAGAGCCCGCAGGCGGGGCAGGCGGCGAGGGAGGTGGAGGGGCACAGACCCAGCAGCAGGGAGCTCAGGCCAGCCAGCAGGCGGCATCCCCAATAATTGATTATGCCAAAATCCAGCAGATGCTGGAGGGAACCCTGGCAGCTAAGGAGGACACGGCCCTGAAAGCCTACTTCAAGCAGCAGGGGCTCAGCCAGGAAGAGATGGAGCAGGCGATTGCTGCATTCAAGCAGCAGAAGGCGGCATCGCAACCAGATGTGGCTGCGTTACAGCAGCAGGCCACTCAAGCCCAGGCCCTCGCCCAACAGGCACAGATGCAGGCCGCGGCAACCATGGCCGCGGTATCCCTGGGAATTGACGCCAAGACAATCCCTTATGTCCTCAAGATGGCTGATTTAAGTCAGGCCATGGGACAGGATGGGAAAATCAATGATGAGGCACTTAAGGCAGCCCTGAACAAGGTGCTGGAGGACGTGCCGGCACTGAAACCCCAGGCACCAGGTTCTACCGGATTCATCCAGGTGGGCGCAGCCAGTGGGCAGCAACAGACCCAGGCAACAGATGATGCCCTTAAAAAGGCGTTCGGACTTTAATGAAAGAGAGGATTAAGAAATGGCAGTATATGATTATGCAACGACCTTCACCCAGCTCCTGCAGCAGAAGTATGCAAAGGAGTTGTGCTCTGATGCACTGACACAGAGTAACCAGCAGGTGAAATTTATTAACGCCCAGACCATCAAACTCCCAAGGATGACGGTGACTGGGTACAAGGACCACACCAGAACACCGGGATTCAATGTAGGTACCCTGAGCAATGACTGGGAGGCAAAGAAACTGGAACACGACAGGGATGTGGAGTTCTGGATTGACCCCATGGACATTGACGAAACAAACTTGACCTTATCCGTAGCAAACATACAGAACACCTTTGAGACCGAACAGGCTATCCCAGAAAAAGATTCCTATCGTTATTCAAAACTCCATGCAGAACTGACCACTTATTCTGGTCGCATCAGTACTGATGTCATCACGGCAGCCAACTTCCTGGAAGCTTTTGATGAGGAGATGGCGAGAATGGATGAGGCTGGCGTCCCGGAAGAAGGGAGAATGCTGTATGTCACCCCAACCATGAATAAGATTGTGAAGGAGGCGGAAGGACTCCAGAGGGTCATGACCGTAACGTCCCCGTCCACAATCAACCGTAAGGTACATAGCCTGGATGATGTGACCATTAAGATGGTGCCTGCGGCCAGGATGAAGACTAAGTATGACTTCACTACAGGATGTGTGGCTGCTTCTGATGCGAAGCAGATTAACTGGATTCTGATTCATACCTCTTGCGTGGTATGCCGGGATAAATACAGCTATATCAAGCTGTTTACCCCAGGAACAGATTCAAGGACGGCAGATGGGTATTTGTATCAGAACCGTTGCTACGGAGACCTGTTCCTTCTTGAAAAGAAGGTTGATGGGTGTGCCATGAATGTGGAAGCGGCCGGAGCGTAAGGAGGTAACATGAGAGCAGTTAAGGGAAATAAAGAGTACACCATTGATGAAAGCCAGCAGAAGTCCTATCAGGACGCTGGCTTTGATATTGTGGGCGATGATGGCCAGGTGACCGCATATGGACGCGGAAAGACAATACCTTATGATGAACACATGAAGGCAGTGAAAGAGATTGAGCGCCTTCAGGACCTGGCGGCTGAAAGGGATGCCGAAAATGTAGCGTTGAGGGAGGAACTTGCTTCACTCCGGGCCGCAAAGCAGGAACCGGCAAAGAAAGCGGAGAGTAAAAAGGCAGGTGAGTAATATGCCCTATGAACCCTATGTCACATATGAATATTACTGTGATGTATACAAGGGGACCGTAATCCCCATGGATGAGCTGGACAGGGCCCTTAAGCAGGCCAGCCGCCACGTTGATTCCCTGACCTACAACCGGATTGTAGGCCGGGGGTTTTCTAATCTGACGGCCTTCCAGCAGGAAACCATACAGGAAGTGGTCTGCCAGCAGGCGGACTTTGAGTATGAGAACGCGGACGAGATTAATACCATCCTGCAGGGCTACAGCATCAACGGTGTATCCGCACAGTTCGGTAGCAGCTGGAACGTATTTACAGACAAGGGTGTAGCCATGAAGCGCGATGTGTACGCTCTGCTGTCCCAGACGGGTCTGTGCTGCCGGTTAGCGAGGTGAGGCTATGAAATACCCATGTTTAGTGCCAAAACGGCTATGCAGGACGGATATACACGTCCATCTGGAATCAGAGGATACAGACAACCGCGGCCATCCAGAGAAGGTAGTGGACTTGGACCTAAAATGTAACTTCCAGGACCGGGCCAAGACCATTCTGACCACAGAAAAGAAGCTGGTGCAGATAACCGGTACGGCCCTGTTTCCTGGGGACATTGCCCCGGACTTTCCGACTCTCAGCGGCGGTACCGTTATCATATTCGGGGAAGAGCGGAGGATTGAGCAGGGGATGAAGGCCAGGAACCCGGATGGGACAGTTAACTATTGCCAGTTGGAGTTGGTCTGATGCAGGTTAAATCAACTGTGAAGATGAATTTCCCGCGGATTAAGCAGCTGACACAGGCGGCAGTGACTGCCTTGGAGATGACAGCGGAGGCACTGCACACGGAAGTTGTCCAGGCCCAGGTAATGCCCTTTGAGGCAGGTAACTTGCAAAACGAGAGCACCTTCGTGGATTACAGTGAGTCGAGGCAGGGAAAGGCAACATTGGTATCCAGTACGCCCTATGCGCGACGCCTCTATTACCATCCAGAATATAACTTCCAGACGGACGAGAACCCGTTTGCCGGCGGAGAATGGTATGAACCATGGTTGTCTGGTGGAGTAAGCCAGGATTTTGCCAGGAATGCATTTAAGCGGTTTTACAAGAA